ATTTCTTCATCAGGATGCATTATTCTGTTACCTCCGTTCCTACTACATTGAATTTGTGAGAGATTTGCCAGTATTTCTTTTCATTATATGGCAATACATAAACGAATTCATTGTGAGGATCAATATCATCTTCCTCGATAAGATCGATTAATCCCCAATTTTTCATGCAAAATATTATTGAATTTTTTCGTTCTAGGTCTTTTTCGCTGATGTTATTATACCCATTCGGCCTAGTTAAGAGGAACATTTCTTTGAAATGCACTATGTAGAATTCTTCAAAATTCTGGTATAAATAACATGATGGGTATAGAATATTTTTCTTCTTATTGGCTATCCCGATTCTGGTCAGAGTTTCCCTAATAACCTTGAGATCCGCCTTTGGCACAACTTGTACCAAGTTCTTGATTTCACTCATAATTTTTCACTCACATTAATTAAATTAACAAATATATACAGGTATTTATAATGTCATACCTTCAAGAATTTTCCTTCCTTCTTCCTTTGTCAGAGTATCCAATCTATTAGTGTCATTGGGGTTTGGTTTGAAGAACATGGTATCAAATCTGTCTAGGGATTCTACTGGCAAGCCCATACCCTCCATGTAATTCCTATTATGTCTCATTTTTGGAACTACAACATGGTATAGCTTAGTCACCTTCATATACAAAATATCCTTTCCACAAAATTCTTCCTTGGCCACTTTCATTCCATTACATGAAAGTAAAACGGTCAGCATTAAACCTGCTAGGACTAGCATTATTTTCTTTTTCATTATGTCCTCCTTATTAGTTATTCCTAATCGTGTCTGGTCTAGTAACATCCCACAAATCATAAGTAAAAGTGCAGGAGAATACCAATTGCTCTGATGTACCAAAATTAAGTTGCAAGGAACTCAGGTTAATCAGGTAACAATTATTAAAAGAAAATCTTGGGCCAGCACGATTCTCATTATCATTATAAATAACATAGATGCTGTTTATCAGGCTTTCGCCCAAATCACCCTTTCCATCCGTAGGGTTTCCGCATCTTACTTCTCTTATCCACTCGTAGAATGTTGCATAGTTTTCTACATCTTCATCAACAAAAAAATCTATTATCAGGGGAGTTAAATCATTATTAGCTTGGGATGCTGGTTGCTTGACTGTAATTCCAAAAAACTGTGAGTTTACCAATTCTAGGTTATAATCGGGCATTGATACCGACTTAACATAATTATCAAAAACTGCCATTGGAGGTTTGTCCATTCTTCCAGATGAAAACGGCATATTGGAAAAAACCACCTTAAACTTATCAGTATTGGCATTATTAACTTTACTCATAAATACTCCTTATGTTATGAGTATTTATAAAAGCCCGTTAATATACGTCCGAATATCCCCCTTTGGTTTGTAGTTTAAATCTCTAATACTGTCCCTAATATCAGCAAACACAACATCATCTTCACCCGCCCTAGCAGGTATGTATTCAACTTCAGTATTGAACATTTGCGCTATCTCATTGATAGAATAACTCTTACCAGATGCTAGATCGTAGGTATTACCCAATGGATTCTCTGCCATTTTAATCATACCATCCACTACATCATCCACATGAACAAAATCCCTTTTTTGGGTTCCCCTGCCTGTAATAGTTAAAGGTTGACCTGCCTTGTACTGTCTTTCAAATATCCCGATTACTGTTGCAAAATCACCCGTTTCCATCTGCCGTTTTCCATATACATTGTGAAATCTGGCTATGGCCATTGGAACACCATACACCTTATGATACATCCTACAGACTTCCTCCCCTGCCCATTTAGAGAACGAATACGGGCTTAAAAAAGTATCTTCATATCGGGTACACGAACCAGCATAAATCAGCTTGGCACCCGTTAAACGGGCCAACTCACATATTCTGGATGTTCCTTGTACATTTACTTCAATGGTTCTATCTGGATCTTTCAGGCTAGGTTGAATCCTAGACACCCCTGCCAGATGATATATGATGTCATAATCAAACGCCAATCCCTTTTCATCAAATATGTTACATATATCCACAATCTTATATATGCCACCAACCTCACTTATATTTTCCCACTTACCAGTAGATAAATCATCAACAACATCAATATCAAAACTATTATGTTCTAACATCAGCCGATCCACTAGATGGGAGCCTATAAAGCCCAACCCGCCAGTTACTAGTATGTTAGCCATTTTGCAAATTCCAGTTTTTATCTTGGGTGACTATGCAATCAAGACCTTTTTTCTTGTATTTTTTCTTAATTTCTTTAATAGTTTCGTTGAATATTTTCTGATTACCATCCAGATCAGGTAAATTCACTATGTAATGGAAAATATGGTATGTATTCAGCTTATCATCATCAACCTCTCTGTAGTCACATATGTATTTGATTCTGAAGTTAAAGTCAGCATCTTCTAGCCCGTAACCCTTGTACCTAGTATCAAAGCCTTTGATTTTATAAAAAGATTCCAAATGTATCAAGCCATTTCCAGGTGCGATACCAAATTGAGTTCTGGATACATCCTGATTCTTTTCGTAGGACTTAACATAATCTTTATACTTATTTGAGTATAACGAATCTCCCAAATTATAATTGTGGAACACCACCCTGACAGGTCTTGAAAAATCCACATGCTTCTTAATGGATTTTATAAAAGTGGGCGGGTAAATCAAATCAATATCCGACAAAATAAAATACGGAGTGGTTACTAACATACACACCCCATAATTTATTGTTTGGGGTTTACAATAAGTTTCCACATCCAAGGGTTTGTGGATATACCTTACATTACATATGTCCTTAATATCATTCTCGATACACCTCTTGGATGTGTTACATACGCATATATTAACTTCCTGATTAACTATGCTCTGTATAGAACATCTCAATCGTTTTAAGGCCCGTTCTCTTTCAACACCATCATTAAAATGGAAAGGATACAACATATCAATTGTGCATTTTTTGTGGCTCCGTTTCCAAAGTTCCGAATAAGGATCTTCAAAACACATCTTCTTATAACGTAAACTTCTTTTGAATAATTGATTCCGCTCTACCTGTAAACTGTGGACTAGATTATTTACTCGATCCAATTCTTTATTCTTAGCTTCGATATTATTGATAATCAAATCTGGAACCACAAATAAAACATCAACATAGTTATTAGCCACCTGTGGGGGGATTTTATAAAATCTCCCATCAGCAGGAATCTTTTGATTTAACTCCTGTATGAAAACCGCTTCCTTTGTTTTATTGAACACTATGGTCATTAATTACTCCATTAATAACATTACAAACCCTAGTAATATCGTCTGGTTCTAACTGTGGATGATTAGGAACATACAACCCGTACAAGTCCACCAACTCTGCAAACGGAAGTTTGGTTTCGTACTTCAACTTCCCTCTCAGGAAAGGCTGAAATTCCATTGACCCACATACCAACGGTCTTACCTCAATATTATTCTCTACCAGTTTATCGGATATTTCATCTGCTCTAGGATGAATAATCGGGTAGGCAAAGTTCGATATGGTGGCTAGTGGATTCTCAATCGGGATTTTCCAGTAATCGTTTTTAATTAATTTATCATACAATCTAAAATTTCTATCTCGTTTCTGACAAATATCATTCAATTTATCCAACTGCCTTATCCCAATATATGCCTGTAAATCTGTAGCCCTGATGTTAAACCCTGCATAATAAAACGAGTACAGAGATTTGAATTCTGATATGTTGTATTCCTTCCTCAACTCCATCTGGCTTTCAGTATCAATATCCCTATCCCATCCATGACTTCGGATCATTTTAAGAATATTATACACCTCTTTATTATCCGTACACACCATCCCACCTTCTATAGAACTTATATGATGGCCGAAGTAAAATGAAAAAGTGCTCATTAAACCTAGTGTCCCTGTTTTGCCCTTATATGTTGTAGAACCTACTGATTCACACGAATCCTCAAGAATAGTGACACCATATTGCACACAAATCTGTTCTATATCTTTGCTACAAGGAAAACCCAATACATGAACCATGATTAGTGCGGAAACATCAGGATGTTCTTCCAGTATTTCTTTCAGACTCTCAGGCTCAACCCCCAAAGTCTTATCATCACACTCACATAGTATAGGGTCGAATCCCAACTGGATTAAGGGAGCTACTGTTGTAGCCCACGACACAGCAGGGACAATTATTTTATTACTTCTGGGATTGCCGTACAACTTGTAGGTATAAACCATTGCCAAGTTAGCCGAACTTCCCGAATTAACATAGACGGAGTATTTACGGCCCAACCAATTAGACCATTTCTGCTCAAAGATTTCTGTTTTCTTTCCCTTGGTAAGTCTGGGATTTGTTTTCAACCATTCAATTAAATGATTAACATCTTCTTTATCAATCGTATCTTCAACGAGATTTATTCTGGTATGCTTCAATTGTTTTCACCAACCCATCTTCAATTTCAGTTTTTGCTTTCCAACCCAACTTATTTATCGCACTTACATCTAGACACTTTCGCATCATTCCATCTGGCTTGTCTGTGTTAAAAGTAAAACTACCATCCCAACCAACAATGTCTTTAATTGCATATGCCAATTCCCCTATCGAAATATCTTCACCCATACCAATATTTAAAAATGTATCTGTCCTGTTTACATTCTTCATTGACCAAATCATTCCATCAACAAAATCATCTATGTACAGAAACTCACGCCTCTGGTTACCCGATCCCCATATCTCCACATTAGTTTCATTGTTCACTTTCGCATCACAAATCTTTTTTACCAGTGCAGAAAGAACGTGACTGGTGTCTAGGTTGAAATGGTCACCCGCCCCGTACAAGTTACAAGGCATCAGGGAAACAAAATTTGTATCAAATTGCTTGTTTGCATATTCACACAATTTCAATCCTGCTATCTTAGCCAAACCATAGCCTTCATTGGTTGGCTCCAAAGGAGCTTCCAAAAGGTATTCTTCCTTCAAAGGCTGAATATAATCCTTGGGATAAATACAACTCGAACCCAAAAATAAAACCTTCCTCACTTCTGTTTTAATACACGCATCAATAATATTATTCTGCATTACCAAATTATCATACAGGAACTTGTAAGGATTATCCATGTTGGCCTTAATTCCACCAACAACCGCTGAACAGATGAATACATAATCAAACCTATAAAACAAGGAACCCAACGCCGTTTCCTTTTCTAAAAAATCACATCCGTTACTTTTGCTATAACCATGAACTCTAGTATAACCTTCTTCCTTCAACTTCTGGTATAATGCGTTACCAGCAAAACCAGTATGTCCCGTTACCAAGATTTTACTATCTTTTTTCATTTTCTCAACTTTTCCTTAACTGGTACTTCACTTTCTTCAACCTTAATTTCACCATCACCCATACCAGTTTCAAAGGCTTCAATAAAATCTTTTATCTTCAAAACACCTGCCGATTCAATAGATGCTGATTGATCACTACCATACATTGTACGATCTGTTGTAATGTGATACTCAATCATCTTAGCACCCATTACTTGAGCTTGAAGAATAAAAGCAATACCTGATGAATGATTAGAAAAACCGATTTTATAATGATCCCCGTATTCCTCTTGTAATGTTTTTATCTTAGCCATGTTCATTTCATTCATTGGTGTTGGGTAGCTAGACACACAGGATAAAACATGTTCCACTTGACCACCCAGTAATTCCAAACAATCTTCTATTTCATCCTGAGTGCTCATTCCAGTGGCCACAATAATATTTGTTTTGGTTCCTCTGGTGGCTTCATAAACCTTACTCATTAAATCATTATTAGTCACCATTGCAGATGCAACTTTAATGTAATCGGGTTTGTACTGCATAAGGAAGTCAACGGATTTTACATCCCAAGGTGAAGCAAACCACCCTATACCTTTCGAGTTACAATAATAATTTATTTCATCAAATTCTTTTTTACCAAACTCAAGTCCTTCCTTTTGCAACCTGTTGGTTGTTCCCCAAGGAGATTCCCTGTACTTGTCAAGTTCTTCTTTAGTATAAACATCTTCAATAGTTCTCTTTTGGAACTTAACATATTTACAACCACCTAAGATTGCCAGATCAATCATTTTCTTTGCAAGGTCTAAATCCCCGTTATGATTGATCCCTATTTCGCCAACTAAAATTGTTTCCATTTCAATTCTCCTATTCAATTTTTCCACTTTCTTCTGTTCTATAAGAATCCGAATCTATGTGTGTGGTTGATACTTCATATATTAAACTGTTTTCCATGCCAGTAAACCTGTGTTCCGTATTTGGTGCGATATGTACCTGATCTCCCTTTGACAAAAAGAAAACCTTTTCGCCAACCTCCATTTTCACATGACCCGAATGTATTATAAAGGTTTCGTCTTTAATTTTGTGGTGGTGCATACTACACCTGTATCCCTTATTAAGATGCAGTTTCTTGAAACAATACTTGTCAGTATTCACCAACCATTCCTCTTTGCCCCAAACTTTTTCTACTTCAATCATTTTTCACCTACAATATAGTGTGCATATCACTTACATGAACCGCCTTATCATCAATAATCATGTCATAAAAAGGTTTTCTCATTTTTAAATCATGGTATTTACAGCCCCATTTTTTTAATTGTCTTAATGTTAGAATTTCCCAATCAACGCCAGTGGTCATTCCTCTTGATGTCCAATAAATTATTTCATGTCCTTCATCATACAAGGAATTTATTTTATTTATATTCTCCTGAATAGGCTCCGCATCTTTATAACTTCCACCCGTATTATTACAAATCGTACCGTCAACATCTACTCTTATTATCATTAGGATTTTCCTTTTTTTTCAATTCAATATAATCTTTCAGTAATTTATTACACATTTCATTTAATGTTATATCGTTTTCGTGTGCTAATAATGCCAACTTTAATAAGACATCATTAGATAATTCTATTTCTACTTCCACGTTATTCAAAATTCACCTCTATTCTTTCATATCAAGAATCTTTTCAATGTTATCCGTATCAATATATTCCCTAGCCTGTAAGAAATTCTCCATTGACATGGCCCCAAAATTTAAAGGTTCCCCATCACTGTTATGTAATACCTTTGTCGCATCATCCAGTTCCAATACATATGTATGAAATTTATCATCACAAATCGGCTCACCGTTATCATCATAACGGATACCGAAATTCTTAGTCAGCATTTCCTTTGAAATAGTATCTTTGAACATAGCGGTGCCAGGGTACGCTGTCACTGTAAACATCTTCCTATTTACACTGTCAAACGCCTGTTGATATTCAAGAGTGCCTTTCGTTAAACCCTCTGTCATAAACTCTTGTTGCCATACAATAAAAGCCACACTGGTTTTCAGGTCTTTTAAAGTTTCCATAGGATAACTCATTATCCATGTACAATTGGCATGTATACCAACATCCCTGCAATTCCTGATACCATTAAACATGGTAGTGGGAAAATCATACACTTCCCCGTTCACCTTTGTTGGTGTAAACCCGTTCTTTAAAATGTGACCACCTTTATTCATTCTTATCAATGTATTCTCTGAAGCAGATTCGGCCCCGAATCCAATGTAAATACATCCCGACTTTGACATGGCCTTCACCCGTTCATCCGCTTCATCCAATCTAGTATGGGTACCCCACCTGATTGAATCCCTGTCAAAGCCATATTCAGAAAACACCCTCACCATATCATTTATTCTAGGAACACTCACAGCAAAATTATCATCAGGAAATCCAATAAAGTCCACGTTGTATTTGTCTACATATTCTCGCATCTGTTTTGCAATATGTTCAGGTGACCTGATTCCATAATTCCGTTCACCTTGAGCACCACGATAACAGAAAGCACAAGCATAAGGACATCCCCTACTACTGACTGTTGTCAGACTTCTGTCCATTGTAAAGGATGTTGAAGAACTGTTGTTCGCCTTGCTTCCCCACACTGGTATCTTGATATAATCTTCAATAATATTATGACCAACTGGATCTGATTCTAACAAATCCCAAGAAGCATATGGAATATCATCCAGATTCTTAGGTCTATTTCCGCTATATAAAAATCTTGGTCTTTCTTCATCTGACAAGAAATAAGGACTCCATTTTAATATATTACCTTTAGAATATTGTCCACACTCTTTAGCCACCAATGAGTCTCTAGCAATCGAAATAATAACATCATCACCCTCTGAATGTGCTATACCATTCATCTCTGGTATCCAATTAAACAATCCTTGTTTTAATTCGGTTGCTAACCCCCCACCCGTTACCAGAAAACAATCAGGTAAAAGATTTCTAATTATTTTAGCGACATTTTCCTGCCATCTCAAAGTTGTTATCATACCAGAAAAGGCAACCAAATCTGGTTCTCCTTTTTGATGTATATGTTTTTCAATCAGAAATTCAGATTCTTCCAATGTGAGGTGTCTATGAGAATTATCAGAAGTCTTAATTCGGTATCCATTCAAATCAATAATAGCAGGTTCGGCTCCATATTTCCTAAGTATCGAAGCTAGGATTCCTGGCCCTTCTGGCGGGGTGTTCGGCATAGCAGATTCTCTCAACGGCATGTTAATAAACAGAACCTTCAATCCAGAAAATTCATTATGACCAATAACGCCATTAATATCAAATGGGTGTCCTACCAAACTGTTTTACCCCCATCAATAATCAGGTTTTCCCCTGTCATATACGAACTAGCCTCTGAAGCCAAGAACATGATAGCACCCTTGTATTCGTCTATATTAGCCATCCTTCCCATAGGTATGATACTGGACAGCTTTTTCACAAAGTCCTCTGGCTGGTGGTTAAAAACGCCTGTAGGGCTTAAACAATTGACCCTTATGTTTTTCTGTGCATAGTAAACTGCCAGATACTTAGTCATCCCTATCACCGCCCATTTTCCTGCTGAATAGGTAATAGGCTTTACATTCTGCTGATCCTCTGGAATACCCTCTTTTCGGTATATTCTCTGGTCTGGAGCTATCACCCCCAAATCAGATGATATGTTAATTACCACCCCGCCACCATTTGATAACATCTGATTACATACGGCCTGAGATACCAGAAAAGTCCCGTTGATAATGGCATCCGTTCCTTCCTTCCAATATTCCTCTGTCATAGTCTCGAATCGAGCCTCATTTAGCAACCCGCCACCCTCTTTAACCTTTGGATCTTTTCCTGCATTGTTGATAAGGATTTTAATGTTTCTAGGCATATGATGTAAGGCACCTTCTATTGATGCTCTTGAAGTAACATCCATGTAATGACCTTCGGCCACATGGCCACCATATTTGTTATTCAATTTTTCTGCATTTTCTTGTGCTCTATCTAAATGATAATCAGCTAAATAAGCAAAACCATTTTGTTCAATAATTGCTTCCGCATGTTTGGGAGCTAGAAACCCGCCACCACCTGTTATCAGTGCGGTCTTACCTGTTAAATCAAATAAATTGTTCATGTAATTTCTCCACTATTTCAATATCCTGAAGCGATCTACCAACTTCCATACCATCTTGACCACGACCCGTTTGTAGTGTCCACAATCCATCATAATTATATTTACCTAATGTCTCAAAGATTTCTTGAAAAGGAGTATGCCACGCCATTTCTCCCAAAGTAACATTTTTACCAGTGATTATATCCTTATCCTTGATATGTACATTATCAATATGTTTATGAAACGTATTGATGAAGTCTACATGATCAATACCTGCCATTTGAATGTTGCCTGTATCATAGGTCACTGTCATATGACCCACACTAAGAAGATCCTCTAGGTGTTCAATGGTACAATCGGTTTCTAGGCTTAATGTGACACCAGCATCGGCATCCCAATAATCTTCTAAAACTTCCTTCATCTCTTTTCTTTTATCATCATCATCAACATTTGATTCTTCCAAAATGGGAAAAGTTATCCTATCTATTTCCTGTGCTTGAACCATAGGGATTGTTAAATTCAATATCCTACGAATAGCCTGTATAGAAGAACCTGTTATATTATCAAGTCCAACAGAACTGATCGGAAAATCCCTTAAATTGCAATAAAAAAACGGATTACTTCTAAAGTAATTTTTATTGATAATCCATTCCATGTGTTCCAATTTAAGATAATCCAACCAATCAAATTCACTTTCCCATGTATCGAAAGGGAATTCTTGGATTAGTCCGTTTACAGGTCTGGACAACCTGCCTTGTAATATACCTAGTTTCATTTTGTTGCCGTTCCTAGAACCATTAATTCAATTGACCACCGCACAAACTTATTTTCAAATCTTTTCAACTTAGGCTTGAAAAAGAACTGCAAAATTCTACTGAAGAATTTCAAGTATTTATGTTTCCATAAAACTGGCAATTGATAAAACAGTTCGGTTGATACTTGTTTAAATCCTGTTATCGTCAACGCATCATGTAATGATGTTGTTGTATAGGGTTGGACATGAGTATAATCTTCATAGAACACGTTCTGTTGGGTTATCCAATCTGGACTCAGTATAATCAACCTACCGCCCCTCTTTAATACTCGTTTACATTCACTTAAAAAATGCTCTGGATTGTGTATGTGTTCTATTACTGACTTGGAAAAGACAACCGCAAAACTGTTATTCGGATATGGGAATTTGGCGGTTCCCAAATCATTAACCCTTCTGGTATACCTCCAGTATTTCTCCCTGTCGATTCCCTGTACATGTAAACCCCGTCTTTTGAAAGTTTCTGTAAACAAGCCAGAACCACAACCAACATCCAGAAATCTTTGACCTTCTTTAAGTCCAAATCTCTTAATCATGTATGCACAAAAATGTTCGGGATAATCCGTTTTCTTTTCATTAGCATATACTGTTTTCAAATAACTCATTTAGTTCCCACCAATACATACTGAGTTCTTATAATTCCATTACCAATATATTTAGGCAACGAATCTGTAGCTTTGTCTCTTTCAATGCTTACTTTAAAACCATATCGTTCAAAGAACCCGCATAAATGAGAAAATGAATGTTGTATCAACGGGTATGATTCTTTGGCCCCTGATTTATAAATCATATCAAAAACATCCTGCTCACCTAAGTATGTTCTTATTATACACAACTCCCTTGTAGATTGAAGAATATTTTTGAGTGGCTGTTCTCTTGAAGTGAGATGTTCCAATACCGCAGATGTTACTGATATGTCACTTTCAGGTAAATCTTTTTTAGTAATATCCAAATTAATAATATGAGCTTCAGGATATTTTTTTCTAAAGACATCTAAATATTGTTCTTCAATGTCAAAACCACGATAGCTCAAAAATGATTTTCTTCTCAACAACCCTTTATAAAACTGACCAACGTTACAGCCAATATCGTTTAAAATCTTCGGGCTAGATCGTACACTGAATTTATTGTGATTTCCAATTATATCCAGAAATTGCTCAACCCAATCCAAATACTCATTATCGAGCCTGTGGGTTACAGCATCAAGATATTCCTGATTCTGTGTATCATGAAAAGACATTACAGTTCCTCCACTAACTCAAGAATAAACCCGTTGGGATCATAACAAAAAGCAACCTTTACCTTACCATCATCTGATAGTTTAGGATGAACAAAAAATCTCATTTTGCCAATCTCCTTATAGGCTTCATCCAAGTCAAGAACCTGTAAACATAAGTGACTACTTTTTCGATCATCAACTTCTTTGTCTTGACCCACCAATTCCAAAACCTCTCCGCTTGAAGTTCTGAGCTTGATAACTGTGAGAACTCCAAAGGAATTTTCCCAATTTTCAGTAGCCCTGTAAAATACCTCAAAGCCTAGCTTGATGTAAAAATCTACGGTATCTCTCAGGTCTTTATTATATACATAGATACCAGTATGTCTAATCCTTGTTATCATCAATAACCCCCTCTAAAATCTTCAGTCCTGTAACAAGATGTTGATTTGTAATAGTAAGCGGTGGCCCCAACTTAACTGATTCTATTCCAGTATGTACCAGTAAAACCCCATGATACATACATTCCATACATACCTTGGTGGCTAGTTCTTCATCCTTAAAAATAAGACTCGCCAACATCCCTTTACAATTAATCTCTTTAATCACCTCATGGTGTTTTCTAGAAATGGTATGTAGCATATCACTGAAAATCTTTTCTTTGACATTCAATTCTGGAGTTATTATTTTTTCCAATTCCTCCAGCACCGCTAGTCCAGAAGCGCAACACAACGGATTCGCAGAATGGGTACTGCTCATTTCCCCGACTTCAGGCAGATCCATAATATCTTTTCTTCCCAAAACTCCTGACAACGGCAACCCTCCACCGATAGCCTTTCCTATACATATCAAATCAGGTACAACATCATAATGCTGGTAACCAAACATTTTTCCCGTTCTCCAGAAACCTGCTTGTATTTCATCAAAGCAAACACAAACATTTCTAACCTGAAAATGGTCACACAAATCCTGTACATATTTCTTGGGTAAAAATCTAGCAGACCATCCCTGATAGGTTTCAATCATCACACCAGCAATTTCTGAAACATCAACTCTTAACTTTTTAAAATCTTCCAAGAAATCAGAATCCTTATCGGGAAATGGCAACTGAAGAAAATCTTCATGTTCATAAAAACCCGATCCTTTCATTAAATCTGCACCCATTGTTCTACCATGCATAGAACCTTGGAATGAAATAATTTTCTTCTTACCAGTTTTCATTCTCATTAACCTGATAGCCGTTTCTGTAGCCTCTGTTCCTGATGAAAGTAAAAAGGCTTTCTCACAGAATGGGGGCGTAACCTCTATCAGCTTTTTCAAAAACTGATACCTTAAACTGTGTGGATATGTATAGGAATGTAACAACTGTTTATCTAGTGCTTTTCGTATCGCCCTTCTGACTCTCTTATTAGCATGGCCAACATTCATCACAAATATCGTAGAAGTAAAATCAATATATTTCTTACCCATATCATCCGTAACCAGATCATTCTTGGCATTTTTCCACACAACGGGCAACATAGGATGCATTGACTTCGGTTCCAACTTTCTTAACATCTTGAAAAAATTCATCTTTTACTCACTAGGTATTCCAGATAATCAAATTCCTCCTGACTATCTATTTCAACCGCTTTTTCTGTTACAAATTTATATACCATATTACCGTATGTTGTTTTAGTATCTATAATAGTTTTAACGGTAACAATATCAATATAACCATTAGGAACATAACATACATCATATAATTCTTTAGGTTTATTTGCCCCCTCATGATCACCACCCATGTATGGTTCAATATGAACATTTGAAAAGCGTTCTCCAATCCTCACAGGTTTACACATTTTTTCAGGTGGCTCACTCAACACATGTACAGAACGCATTGACGAACATTTATATTTATTATCCAAAAAATAATTAATAGCTTTAGATAAAACGCTAACCTCCCGCAATGGAGTGGTGGGTCTTAACAAAACAATACCATCATTAATATCCAACTCCTGCGTATATATAAAATGAAGTAAATAATCCAAATCAACCGCCGTATCCGTACAACAAAAATCAGGTCTGGTTATTACTTTGGCTCCGTAGGAAGTTGCCAAATCCACATAATCCCCGCTGTCAGTAGTAACATAAGTCTCGATAATTTCTGGACAATTTAATGAATCATTAATCGAATATGCTAGGACAGGAAGGTTAGCCAACATCTTTATGTTCTTATTAGGAACGCTCTTTGACCCACTTCTAGCTGGAATTAAACTATAAATATCCATCTATTGCCCCCTTATCCAATACATCATAAAAAGCATCTCTGGCCAGATTAACAATGTTAGTATCAACTTTTTTTGCAGACTCTTTTAATATCCTGAGATCATCCAAAATCCTATCCAAATACGAACTTAATTCAGAACTGGTATTTCTGAAATTACTCTTATTCTTGGCGTACCCTTTCTTGTAATCCAAATCCAAACCAGCAACATACACAGGATTACAACCCAACAACACCCCCAAGGCTATCATGTGCAAAGCAACCGTATCACCCGAACTGTAATGATCTGAGTAACCTGTGTATTTCTGGACTTCCTCTTGAATAGTCAACCTGTCCTGAATCCTGTCACAACATCTACCAGTACCGCATTTCTTCTGATTAAAATGTCTTTGATCATAAGGCAAATAATTACATATAATATGGCCCTCTACCCAATCTCTAGGAGTCAAATCTACGGAATCGGCATAAACAACCGTTGTATTCCACCTGTTTAACTTTGAACTATTTCTTAACATAGTTTCTATGGTATTAGCATAAACAATATAATCGGGAATTTGTGAATGAAAACTATCCCACTCATTACAATCAATAAGAACAAAATTATTATTTTTGTAATCATCCAACCTCCCAAGATGCTCATTTAAACTTGGGCCATGTGCCATTACTAAACAAGGCCGACCTTTATGTTTATCAATAACATCAGAAAAAAGCAACATCATTTATATCTAGTTAAATATTTTTCATAAAGTTCGGGGAAGTTAATTGAAAGATGTTCATCCATTTTTAAAAGCAAAGAAGGATCTACCTGTTTTGAATGGTATAACAAATCCTTACCCTTGGTTTGTGAGCCTTTGCGTTCAACTTCATTATGATATTGTTTTATGGATTCTTCCTTATGGCTTTCGATATTATCCAAAAACTTCTGCACACTTCCTTCATCTTCTTCTATACCAACGCTTGAAAAAAAATCTCTCATTCTTAAAATCTCTTTTTCAAAATCAGTAATCAAATCTTCATAATAAACGATAATCTTTGGGTGTTCAAATGTATCATAATAATTAAGCAATCTTATATAATCAAACGAGTGTGACCACCGATCAAATACAGTCACAGGCTTATTGTTCAGTTCACCTAAAACATCTTTCAAAGTAAAATTTGGCGTATGACTTTTTAACCGTCTGAATACACATTCTTTGTAATTTCTGATTATAAATATCAACCCTGTTGAGTATTTGTTAATGATTTCATGTTGTGATGAACATCCATGATTTTTATAAATTTTTAAATCTGTTCTATACCTAAAATCATCCGTTTCTTGAATTTGTCTAAACACATCCACATGTCGTTTTTCCGATCTAATGGTTTTGGTTCTAAATATTTTTTCAATACTATAACATAAAAAATGACTACCGCATCTAGGGTAGGATAAAAATGTTAATTGTTTCATTCAAGTCCTTTTGTCAAAACGTAATCTTTCTCATAAGTGGCCTGATCATTTTCAATGCCATAAAATTTAGTCTTATCAATAACATCTCCATCCAAAAATAATTTATTAAGTTTCTTTAAAGAAAACTCCTTTTTACTGGAGTGTCTGTTATATCCCGTTTGCGTAAGGTTATTGGCTATGTTTATTGTCTTAGATTTTTTCATACAAATCATGTGATGTTTAAATTCTCCCCTATTTGAATTTAACATCCCTTCTGTATCATTCACATTTCCACGCCTAATCTGATTCATCCAATGTTTCAAAAAAGAAGTTCGATAAATGTGTGAATTAATACACGATGGATAATACCAATCAACTCTACCATCCCCCTTTGTCCAATCCCATTTATAAACACTATCTTCACCTAATCGCATCACATCAAATTCTGGAATGTCACAATACAAATCTGCCGTATAACAATAATTCCCAATGTTGGTTCCTAGCCTGATCGATGCACAATGTATATTTTCATAGGATTTCAGAACATCTACCAACGGCTTAATTGAATGATCCCTGATAACAATTTCATCATCAACCAAGGTCATAGCGAATTCTTCTTCAAAATGATTGACAATATTCTTAATATCTTCTATCAAAGTAGTCTCTGGAAACCAACTATGTTCAGGATACTTCTCAAATAATTTCATATACCCTTTGATAAAATTATCATCCGAACCTTTGCAGACTATTTTGACATTATTTATCTCCTTGAAATTATCTTCAATGCTAGTCAGAAGCAAATCTAGCTGACATGCTCTGTCCTTTGAAAATATCAACACATCAATCATTATCCAATATCTCCTTGAATTCCTTGATATTTCCAATGTCGTTTTCCTTCATCCACTCAAACGCCTTTTCAGTCATATCTTCAAATTCATCCTTACCCATGTTCTTCAGGTAATCTTCTAGGGCAGAATCAGACGGAAACTTTCGATAATCAACATACAGTTCAGGCGGTATTCTTTCTTCAATATTGTAACACCCGTAATACACCCCTACAGTCTTGGACTTGAAACAATCTGTGATTTTCTCTGTGACATAATCCCAAGACCAAAGCTCATGGTATGCATTCTCAAAACATAGGTTGAATTTGTACTCATTAAGTTTCTTTAATTTAGCTAGACTTGAGGGATAAGTTTCATGGGTTTCTGAACCTATCACACCCTTGTAATACAAGTCTAAATAAGGTATCTTTCCGTATGTGTGCTTAGTTATATTCTGGAAACTTTCAAACACCTCTATTCTCTTTCCCACCAAATCAAAATCAACAGACTTGACAGAGAACCTGCATATCAGACAAATCCCGTCAATACGATCCTCAAAGGGAATAAAGGATTCCAGATTACTGTAGTTATCGAACAGCGGAAAATTGGGAAGTTGTACAACATCAATCCCTATATTTTTATACTCCCTACAGAGCTTGCTGTTCCATGTATAGACCTTTTTATATTGCTTAACATTATCCACAAAATAATTGGACGGAATAATATTGGCGGTTTCTATCTGGACTAGTGAGGTTTCCTTATTTCGCCTTGAGGCAGTATCCATGAACACCATGTTCGGATACTCATTTAATGTCTTGGTATATTCACTCATAATTTTTCTAACCCTTCTTTGGGAGGTCTTGTTTTAGCCTTGTTTGTGTAATGAGTAACCTTGGACATATCTACCTTGTGTTCCGATAAATTATTTTCTCTGTATATATAATTAATATCGGTTATAAATTTCCAATGCCCATGTTGTGCCATTTCTAACATACATTGAAAAAAATACAAATCACCGCTAACAGGTATAAATGTTTTTCCATCATTTTCACATATATCTACCATAATCAAATGACGAAATAATTTAACCCTCCAAGTGCGGAGATGGCTTGTTACGAAAGCATGGGATATTCTTTGTTGTTGAAACCCACCTTCTGGTGGTCTTGCAAAACCCATTTTTCCGTCTGCATATTTAAATGATCCAAAAGTAATCCAAACATTCGGTTCTTTATAATATTCATTTACTCTTGTTAATACATTTGCATCTGCAAAATAATCATCACCATCTAATTCCACAAATATATCATTATCATTCACTTCTTTATGATGACATATGAAATGATAATTTCCAGTTTGCCAAAGTTTTTCTTTATTATTTATTATAACAAACCTTTCATCATCACCTATTTGTTGTTTTGCTACGTCAATTGAATTATCAGTTGAACAATCATTCATGATAAAACATTTCCAACTCTGTTCTTCTTGAAGCTGTACGCTACATATTGCTTCTGCTATATATTTCTCAGCATTATAGCAAGTCATTCCTATTATCAACATATACATACCCTTTAAAATTTTTTGATTTCAATCTATTGTTTTATGGTAACCACAATATGCCATTCCATTTAATAAGCATACTGTCAAATAAATTATTCCAATTGATGGTTTCATAATTCCAACTCCTTAACCCAAACATCAACAATTTCTTCATTGGTCATATCCAACTCAAAGTTATCCTTGATAGCATCCGTACCATGAAAATTAGTACCTGTCATTTCGCATTCTTTAGGTAAATAACTCCAAGTCTCACTAAGAGAAGATAAATAAACATCAGAAATCTGATTATAAAGTTTTTGCTTATCATTGATATGTCCTTTGTAAATAAATTTACCAGAATATTTTGCCCAAATCTCATTGAAATAATTTTGATCAGATATGTTTCCGAATAATAAAACCTTTCTCATACCATCATCAATTGCCCGTTTGATGCTAACATGAGTTTGTTTATTTCTATCAACAGAACCAATAATACCAGCTACTTTTTTTGGTTTAGATGCTGGTTTTCTCAATTCATCTACAATGTTGGGTAATATAAAAAATGGATGATCTACATCATGCCATTCTTTCTGAGGTCTTGATACAAAATGAATCTTATCATAAATCTCATATTTAAAACTCTTAATTGGTCTTATGTCTTTCTCATGACAGGAATATATCAGCTTACCTGATATTGGAGGTCTTACTTCCCAATGTGGATCGTAATAGTGAAGAATTAAAGTATCGCTGGTGTCTAGTTTTAAATCTCCCATCATGCCCGATTGGCATTTATCTAGGTGCCATTGATGAGCACCGTACAGTGTACAGGGGATTCCCTTGGCATTTAAAGCCTTGGTCAAATTAATAAAAGCAACTGTAGAACCGCCAGCATTTGACCAACCAGTGATAATTTTAATCATAATAAACAACCTTCAATGATTAGAACATATATATTTTGGATCTGAAATATTCGGTTTTTTGGACTTTATTATGCTGGCTCTTGAACTTCGTCCCTTTCCATCATTAGAACAATTTCTTCCAAATCTTCTTTTAAAATATCCACCAAGATTGCTAATTCTTGTCTCAAGTCCAAAGTCTTAGGAACTACCTCATAAGGTATCTTCATTATTTCTACTTCTACTTCTTCATCCAGAAGTTCATTCACATGTTTAACCTGTGTCTGATAATCTTCCAAAGTGAATTTGTTTATCTCAAAGAAATCATCAACCTCTTTTTTATATTCCCTTTCCTTTCCTACTTGGATTTTGAAGTTATTCTCTCCCATCTGTATGGGATTGTTGTTCTCATCCCTAGCTACATATTTAAAAAGAATATCTTTCTCTTGTTGTTGAAGCAATGCAATTTCTTCGCTGGCAAAAGAAATCTTTCGGATTTCATCTATCTCTTGAATTAGGGGAACGAGTTTCTTTTCGTTTACTAAAATATACATCCCAAAGGTCTTATCAACCTTACCTTTGAAACTCTGTAAAATTCTAAAAACCTCTAAAACTCTTTTTCTTGTTAATTTCATTTTTTCAATCTCCTTTCAAAATTATGATTCAATGTTATTTTATACTTTTAACCTATATGAAAATAAAGTAGTGAATTCAAAAGTTCTTGTACTTGGCGTTGTTGTAAATGGAGTATTATCGCTTTCTCTAAAATTGATTTGATTAACAGAATTTATAATAATTCCAAAACCAGTACCAGCATTAGAAGCTCCAGACTCAAACCAAGCAAAAGGGCCACCCAATGATCTATCACTAGAAGGAGTAATAGATGCTGGAAGTCCTGATATACTCCACGTTCCAACAGAAGGTGTATATGAAAAAGTCCCTACCTCCAAGAAAACCAAATCTCCTATTCTAGTCGATATGCATGGAACCGAAGTACCATCTGATACAACCCCCATAGTAAACACTTGTTGATCATATGCTGATAAATTATCATTACCGAAATTTAATCCTGAATTAAAAATCGCCACTTTATCAAAAGATATATCAGAACCAGCATCTATATGTAAATTTAAATCAGCAGATATTGTAAAAATACCACTACCGACATCAAATAATGCTAATGAACTTTCATCTCCACCCACTATTAATTTATGAGTGCTTGTGGTTTGTGTTAAAGTAACATCAGAAGTGTCAACCAAAACTGATTTTGAAAAAACAGAACTACTTTTTACGTTAAATGTAGAACCAGTATTAAATTGGTTTATATTGATCTCTCCAGCACCAAAATTAGCAACATCAATATACATTACTTCCCTTGCGGATACTGACATACCGTTTGTGAGATATTCTTTAATATCTCCCACATTTGGATATGCAGAGTCTAATGATGTTATTGCTAAATCACCACTTAAAGTCAAGGTTCCCGAACCATCATTAACTGATTGTGTGATCCCTTTAGTGGTTGCATTAAAATCAGTTCTAGCATCAATTCCACTTGTGCCTTGTAATCTTAACTGAGCTTTTGAACCATCCGATACTGTAAGTCTCGCCTCTATCGGTGTTGGTTGACCTATATTGCTTTCAAATATAATTACATCATCTGATGTATTTAATCCAAATGCCGATGTTGAATCCGACCAATTGGAAATTACAAGATTAGTCAAATTAGTAATGGAAGTATCCCTAGCAAAAACTAGCTGAATCACACCTTCCCATAAAAGACCTTGGCCATTATTTGAGGATCTTTCCTTTGTTTGTGTTCCCTCAAAACTGGCCACCGAAAAAGGTACTGGAGTTACTGATGTATTCTCCGTACCGTTTGCATTCATGGCTTGTGCATATAGTACAATTTTATTAAATCTAAAATCCCCCGCACTAGTCACCAACCTGATAGTATATCTACCCAAATCAAGAGTTGCGCTGGTTGAACCTGATGTTACCTTTGAAAAACCATCTACTTTATATAACAAATCCCTTGCATTTGCATTTGTAAAAACAACAGGAGGTAGTTCTTCATAAAAACCAATATCAGTTCCTGTAAAATTTCCTGCCCCATCTGCTGTTATATTTGTTGCTGAAAGTATCTGTGCATCTATAGCAGAAACGCCGTTAATCAAAGATGCTCTAGCTGGCAATGCTTGTGATGAATCTGAAATAGTTGTTGTAGTATTTGAAACGGCACTAGTATAACTATAACCATTGTTTGCCAAATGAGCACTGGTATATACGGTTGTTTTATCTGTCAATTTCCATACATTAGCCTCTGATAATCCATATTCAATAGCCAAACCTCTGGCATCATATAGTTTCTGACCTTCTAATGTATTGTGTACAAAATCACTGGCTGATGTGGTTCCTGATATTGGAAATATGTTGGTTCCTAACCCATCTGTAGTTTCCCCTGTTGCGGTATGTATTACTTCATCAATTCTGGGATCATAAATCGGTAAGAAATATTTTAATGCAAAATATGAACCGAATGAAGCATTATGTATTGCGTTCAATCCCTGATCTAATATTACCGATGTTTTTATTTGAGCCATTTCAATTCCTCAATATTTTAATTATTTATATGAATTAAAATCCTTTTAAATTATATGTTATAATTATATCATCTCTGGTGGCAACACCCTTAGTTCCAGAAGTAGTCCAGCCAGAAGCATCATAAGTAGAACCGTTCCAAATAAAGAATTTAATAAGATCACCAAAAGCTGATGATAAACGTATTTTAGTAACTTGTTCTACAGGCAATCCATTATCATATGCTCCACCAAATAAAAAATTATGGTTAGTTCCTGACCCTGGCCTGATTGCAAAAGGTAATCCAGAAACTCCGAACGAAGATGAATTTGATGTCCCTGATTTTCCACCCTGTATCCATAAATTAACAACATCACCTATTCTGGTGTATCTCGCCGTTGCTGATACCACAGTTGTCAAACCAGTATAACCCGCAACAAAAGTTCCTTCTTCATAATCAGACAAAGTAGAATCACCGAAAGTTATTCCACCTAATGCCGAAACTCCACCCGAAGCCGAAACATCACCAGTTATAAAAGTATCTTGTTTTAATTCTATTCCACCTGCTGATGTTACTGCAAATCTAGCGATTGAACCGTTATTAGCAACACTCCCGCCTATATTAAACGATTCTTGAAACGAATCTGCAAAAAGAAAATGAGTATCCGTTTTGGACAAATATCTAAAATCATAAGATGTAGATTGATCTGGATTTAAAACTAAATGTCCTTTTAGTGTTAATGTTCCTGTTATATCCTTTGCCATACTATCTCCTAATTATGGTGGTGGCGCATCCCATGTTTGCAAGTTCAAACTTAAATGTTTAATAGTTCCAATCCAATGTACTGTTTTACCAGAACGACCAGTTATTCTTAATCTAGCTACCCCGCTGACATAATCAATAGTAGCATCATGTGTACTGCTTGCAGAAAACTCTTTTGATAATTCTTCAGCTTCCTCAGAATCAGTTCCACCATTCCAAATTTTATACAACAATTTAAATGCACTTGGCTCATTATCATCACCTGTGGCAATTAAATTCGCCTCTACCAAATAAGCAAACCCTTCTTCTACTGTAAAAGAATCCAAAGTCCCTTCATTCGCATCAGTTGTTGCCGACAATACAGGTTCCCTAAACACCCAACCTCTAGTTGTTCTGGTTCCATCTGTCATATCAGATGCTTGAATAATCTCACCAGCCGATAAAGTCAACGGTTTTGAATTTGTACCAGATACATCTAATTTAAATCCATTTAAATCGAGATTAGTGCTCTGTACTAGGGTTCCACCTAAAATAACAGTGTCTGATCCAGATAACGATAAACCATTTCCTGTAGCGGAAATCCCACCACCCGCACCAGCAGGTAAATTCAAATATGTTGTTGCTGATATTATACCAGAAGCCAAACTGGTAGCCGAAACTTCGGCAAAGGTCTTGTGATCTGTTGCAACTTGCGCTCCTGATAATAGCATTTGATTGGTATCATCAGAATAATCATAATATCCGCTTGTAATTAAATCTCTATGAACTTGTTTATGAGAATCAGTAGCAAACCCCTTTTGACCTGGGATAATCCCCCCCGCCTTCAACAGAGCTTCCGTTTTATGAACCCTTTGTATATCTGCGCTTGTTACTGCCATGTGTTCTCCTATTTATTATTATTTATATTACGGCCCATCTTCCACAATCAGGTCACCCGCCTCACCAGATTCAATATAAATATCAGGAGCAGACCCAGATTCAACAAATAATGTTTGTGCAACATCACCAGAACCACTTAACAGTATCACAGGCATAATTAGAGCACCAGAACCATCATGACCCTTTTGACCCGTACCTGATAATGTTATTTCTGGCATAATTAGAGCACCAGAACCATCATGACCCTTTTGACCCGTACCCGCAACAACTACAAAACCAGTATCTAAATCTCCTGTTCCAGTAGGATCAACAGGAATTGGTGGAAAATCTTCATTAAAAGCCCACACAACCTTTTCCATATGATAAGAATCCATTCTTACATATATAGTTTCCAAGGTTTGCTGAAATATAACCTGTATAGTATCAAATACATCATTAATCGGTCTAATTGATTCCACTGCTTTAACAATATTATCAATATCTTCAATCCATGTTGCAGGTGTTCTATTTGCATTCACCCTTACTATAAAGTGTGGAGTAGGAAACCAGTGTTCAGGAAGTTGGCCAACAGATGATGTTGTTGTATCATTTGGATCTTCCTCTCTCCAAAAAGAAGGATCATTACCATATCCACTTAATTCGGGATGATTTGTACTTGAAGATAATTTATCTGTAGTCCATCTATATATTAAATCACCAACCAATCCAAAAGAATAAAACAATACCTTTACAGCATTTCTAGTTGATTTTATTTGATACCAGTTAGGAAGATTACTGACAACAAATCGTAAATATTGATTGGTTTCATCACTAATAGAAACAGCACTGGTTAAATCCGTTATGTTGCTTCTATGAACATTAACATTATATCCCATGAAATTTGCTATTCTCTGGATAAATTCAATATCAACCAGATTAGGGTTTTTCAAATCTGCTATTCGTTTAGCCTTTTCCAATATTGAAATTTTATGTGCAGGATTGTCAATAGCCGATGTTGCAGAAACCGTTCCATATCCGTCTGGATTGGCAGAAGTTACTATATTCCCCGCTGATGTTGTTTGATATTGAAAGTATGTTTTATTACCATCAGCATCCGTAGTCCAATTTTCTAATGTACCTGTTGCTGAAATTTCATGATAATACAACTCATTTAGGAAATCTTCAAATAATCCAATAAAATCACCAACTTCAGATTGCTCTAAATGATCAGGCAGGAACTTCTTTAACTTTATTTCCTTGCCTTCTGGCTGTCTTAATGATGATTGTAATTCATTTTTTGGTTCATGTGGCATATTTAATCAACCTCAATTATGTTGCAAATTGATAACTTAAATCAACTTCCACCTGTGCTATTTCATTATTTAATGAATAATTAGTAATATTACCCTCCGAATCAATCATAGCCGTTCTAATAACTCCCACCAAATCATTATGTAATTTAAAAGTAAAGTTTTTGAAAAATTGAGTTTCCCCCCACGCATTCGCACCAACGTCAACCACACCAGAAGTAGTAACATTATCATAAATACCTTTCATTAATATTTGGTAAAAAGTCTTTTCATTTATACTACCCACCACATAATGAGCCTTATCTTCAAATTGATATGCACTTGAAGATCCACCAGTATGTGGGTTGTTCCAAATACCCTTTGGTGTTGTTCCCGATGTACCTAATGTTACTGCTGATGTTACTGATTCTTCAAATATGTGAAAAAGACCCGATGTACTTAAAGATGTTGAATCATGTATTCTAGCATATCCCGCACTAGTCAGATAATCATATATCTGCGTATTAATAATAGATTCTAATTGGGCTTGATTACTGGCATCTGTTGAAGATGCAATATCCTGATCCGCACTCAATGTTGTTATTAGCTTTTCAGAAACAACAGGCTCAAAATATATATTTGAATTTATAACTTCTGTTTCCCCTTGAATAATATCAGTAATATTTGACTTATCTATATTAATATTAAAATCTGCTATATCATCCAAATATTCATATATTTTATTATTAACCTTTTTAGAAATCAGACTTCTATCTTCCAATTTTCCTATGGTTACTCTACCTTTTAATTTAAACTTTTGAACAATAGGCGATATGTATATATGTTTAACTGTCATTTGTGCCCTAGCATCCAGCTTATCATACATTTCTGAAATAGGATGATCGGGATTCAATACTCTAAAATCTGAAACCCTTTTCACTTCTGGTTGAGGTGATTCCTTAACCATGACATTAAAATACGCTTGTTCAGGATACCCATCTGCTGATACAATACCCGCCGATGTTTCGGCGATTGTTGAAAAATCCGATTCTTCTTCTAAAAAGGCTTCATGTAATTCTTCATCATTTAAATTTCTAGCAGGTTGATCTATAGGAAATTTATATAATGATCCCAATGGACTAAAAAAAGCCACATTGAAAAACCTAAAATTTGCCAATTGATTTCTACCTGTAATTTCTTCCTGTTCACCCCAAGCTAAAGCATTTTTAATTTCTCCACCCGTTGCACCAATTGTTTGTGTTTTTAAATACGCAACATAATCTGCTTTGGTTACCAGCCTATCCAGTGAAAAGAATAATTTTGGGGAATTTAATTTAATAGAATCAATTGATTCTAAATCAGAACCGTTTGCAATGTTTCTAGTAAATTTAAATGTAATATTACTAGTAATATCAACATTATCACTCGTTTTAAATGTATTCGGAGAAACAACATCAACCCCAATGATGCCTGTTTGGTTTGCTTTCTTTCCTTCAGTTTGTAAATACTGAATATAAACATTTTGGTCTGATGAATTAAGACCTTTGGTGGCAAATATATCATCACCAAAAAGAATATTAATTCCTTCTTCTTGGTTAGTTTGTAATAATACTCTTTTAGGAATCGTTGAATCATCGGGATTCAAAATATTCGGATCAATTAAGGTTTTCCTATCAATTGTGTAAAGCGTGTTAAACGCATTTACTTGATTTAATCCTATTCCTAACTTAGTTAAGTTTTCATCCAAATTCACTTCACCAGTTACCTTATTAAAAGCAACATCTTCATTTCCATAATAGTTACTGAATTTTGGATCTTCGATTTTATAACTTTGAAACAGTTTTCCTACCTGACTGTTGACCGAACCTAATATTGCCTCAACCTCAATCGAACCTTGCATAATTTCAATATCCAATAACAAACTAGGATCAACATCACCATTAACATCTACCAATATTTCATCATCACTAGCAGAAGTTTTAACAGCAAATTCTATCACCTTTTCATATTCAGGGTTTCCCACTTGAGCGGAATCTGCTGATGTAAAGGTATATGTATATGAATTTTTTAAAATAAAAGGCAAACCCAATGATGTAAAATTAGTAATATGTTTTTGAAAAGTTACAGTATCACCAGTTGCTATTGCAGGTAACGGGCCTTTTAATATGATACTAACTGCTGATTCTGCTGGTACTGGTCTGCGTGGCACATACCCCAATATCTTTGAAAGGGCTATCACCGAACTTTTTAATCTTGCAGTATCGAAATAGTTTTCCTCCGCTACTCTCTCTATGTAGTAGTTTGATAAATCTGTGGTTCCTGCAAATAAATCTAAAATAGTTTGGGCGATAGCCGAATCTCTAAAGTTCTCAAATCTAGGATCTCTATTCACATAATTTTGTATCTGATTTCTAATTCCATCATAATCCAGTGATGTAAAATTAAGTGGATTTTTCTTTTTATTATTTGCCATTCATATTTCCCTTAAATTTTTAAGTATTTATATTAAAACTTCAATATATCATCAACACTAACCCCATCACTATTAAATTTGGGATTTTGAAGTCTAGCCCGTAGTGCATTAATTCTTATTCTTAACTCTGCCTCTTTATTCAACGCAGAGTTTAATAATTTATCTGCCTTTACACCCCAACCAGATCCTTGTCTGGTAATCAATAGTTTGTCTGAGAAATCCTGTTGAGCGTTAATTGAAGATTGAACAAAATTACATGTTGCGAATCCGCAATCTAAAAATTTATCCAACCCCTCCATTTGTCTCAAAAACGGCGCAATCGTATTAAAATACTTCTGGATAGCTTCATCTATTTTATTGATACCCAACTGTTCCAGTAAATCATCTAATTCATCTTGGATCTGATTCAAATAATCATCAATAAACTGATCCAATATCCCCCTCAAAGTCAGCTTACATACATATGTCTCCCACAATTCAAAATTACCTCCCCTGATTTGATCCCTGATAGCAGAAGGTATCCCCTGTACATATACAGGATCGTTGCCATCTTCAGGAAAAAGAGACTCGAATATTGCCTT